ATCATAATCTCCTTGTGGTAGATGAATATGCCGCTCAGGTGGTACGAAGTATTTTCAGGATGCGCCTGGAAGGTTTCAGTCCTTATGCGATTGCAAATGAGCTGAACCGTTTAGGAACACTTTCTCCTCTTGCCTATAAGAAAATGAATGGTCTGCCTTGTGCAAGAAACGGATATACCGATCGAAAAGATTGTCGGTGGTCCTCTACTACGATTGTCCGTATTTTGCAGGACGAAACTTATACCGGCACTCTGGTTCAGGGAAAACAAGGCTCACAGCACTTTAAACTGAAAGAAATTGAAAACCGTCCTCAGTCCGAATGGATTCGTGTGGAACACGCTCACGAAGCGATTATTGAGCCCCACGATTTTGACCTGGTGCAGAAGATCCGGCAACTGGATACCCGTACTTCTCCCGGTAAAAATAAAGTCTATTTATTTTCCGGCATATTGATCTGTGGCTGCTGTGGCGCCCGTATGATACGAAAGACAAACCGCTATAAAGACAAAGAGTACCACTACTACTATTGCCCTACCGGGAAGAAGAGTGGCTGTACAAACCCTGTTATGGTAAAGGAAAGCGACCTGATGGAATGTGTCAGGGATAGTGTAAAAGGATTTGTTAATAATGTTGTTTCTTTGGAAGAAATTTTATCCGGTATCAATCAGAGCCGTATCAATAAAGAACTGATCCGGGAATACAGCAGACAGATCGCGCAGAACAATCAGCAGTTGGAGCAGATACGGACATTCAAAACCAGTCTTTATGAAAATATGGTAAGCGGATTGATCGAGAAGCATGAGTTTTTAAATTTGAAGAACACCTACAATGTTCGTATCACTCAGCTTGAACAGGCAATAGCCGCTTTAGAAGAAAAACGGACAGATGTTATGGAAAACCGCAGTGAACGTAACCGCTGGATTGAGAACTTCAAGAGATTTTCTGAAATCGAAGAACTAGACCGAAAGGTAATGATCCAGCTTGTTCACAGTATCAAGGTAGTTGGGAAAAATGAATTTCAAATTGAATTTAACTATCAGAATGAATATGAGAAAGCAATTTCTCTGATTGCTCCGGCACAGGAAAGGATGGTGGTCTAAGATGGCAAGAAAGAGCAGAAAACATATCGCAGAACCTATTTTTACATCGGTTTCTCCGTTTATCAATACCGCTTTATATATCCGCTTATCTGTGGAAGATAACAAAAAGCGTGGTAATTCTATCGAAACACAGAAAATGGTTCTGAAGGACTACCTTTCCAACAAACCGGAATTTCGCATTTATGATACTTACATAGATAATGGTACAACCGGAACCAATTTTAACCGTGAGGGATTTCAGCGTATGCTCTCTGACATTGAAGCCGGAAAAATCGACTGTGTAATCGTAAAGGATCTGTCTCGTCTTGGGCGTAACTCCATTGACAGCGGATACTACATAGAACAGTATTTTCCTTCTCATAATGTCAGGTTTATCGCTGTAACAGATCAGTTTGATTCCGAAAATCCTGATAACCTGCACGGTGGAATTATCCTTCCTCTGAAAAATATGATAAACGAAGCCTATTCACTCGATATTGGTCGTAAGATTAAAGCACAGGCAAGACAGGATATGAAAGAGGGAAAATTTGTTGGCGCTCGTGCACCTTTTGGATATAAAAAGGATCCTGATGACTGCCATAAGCTGATTGTGGATCCGGTGGCAGCTCCGGTTGTCCAGCAGATCTTTCAATGGGCATATGAAAAAGTTGGTCTGAACCGCATTGTACTGATGCTGAATGAAGGCGGCTATCCTGCACCAAGCAATTATAAGTATTCTACCGGGGAAATCACGCATGAAAATTTAATAGGAGAAGGTTTCTGGCAGACACGTACCGTAATGAAGATCCTTAAAGAAGAAAAATATACCGGCGATATGGTTCAGGGCCATACAAAAACTGTTGCACATAAACAAAGACCTGCAGGAAAAGAAAACCTTATTTCTGTCGCCGCTACCCACGAAGCCATAGTTTCCAGGGAAGTTTTTGATGAGGTCCAGAAGTACCGAATAGATGTTGCCGAAAAATACAAACAACAAGAAAAGATTCCATATTCTCCAAATATTTTTAAAGGATTGATCTTCTGTTCTCATTGTGGCAGAAGTCTGCACCGCCAAAGAGCACGCCGAAAAAAGGGAGATGTTTACCGTTTTCAATGCCTTACTCCCAGCAGGGTTCATAAGGAAAAATGTGTCGGTGTTTCCATAAAAGAAAATGAATTGATAGATACTGTGATCGACATTCTGAAAAAGGAACTCTCCGCTGCTTTAGGAGATTATGCCCTTTTAGTTGAGGATGGAACCCAATGGCGTAAAAGGGAAAAAGAATTGCAGGATCGCCGCAATACCGCCAGCCGTATGATCCAGCAGAACCAGGATCGTATTCAGGTATTGTACGAAGATATGGTAAGCGGCCTGGTAGATAAAGACGATTTCTTTCTTTGGAAAAAGAACTATGAAGATAAAATGAGCTCTGCCAAAGCAGAACTTGCAGAATGTGAAAAAGTAGCCATAGAGATAAAAAAACAATTTGAACAGTATAAGACGCTTGAAAAAGACGAAAAAGAACTGAAAGCTGGATGTACATTAACTGCAGAGCTTGTATCACGTTTAATTGAGCGTATTGAAGTGGATCACGATAAACATGTCTCTATCAGATTCCGCTTCCGTACAGAGTTTCAGGAATACAGCAAGGCGGTGGCACAATGAAAAAATATGTGATTGCTCTATATATCCGTCTGTCTTTGGAAGATTTCAAAACAGACAGTTTAAGTATTTCCAGCCAGCGCATGATCCTTCAAGAACACGCTGCCGGCTTAGAAGAATACGGAAATGCAGAACTGATGGAGTTTGTAGATAACGGGTATAGTGGGGCAAATTTTGAACGCCCTGCTGTTCAGGAACTTCTTGATCTGGTACGTGCAAACCGAATTGACTGTATCATGGTAAAGGATTTTTCAAGATTTGGGCGCAACAGTCTAGAGACAGGTTACTTTATAGAACGGGTATTCCCGATCTTTCATACCCGTTTTATTTCTGTGAGTGATGATTTTGATACGAAAAAGCTCAAAGGCGATACCGGTGGTATGGAGGTTGCCTTCAAATACCTTATCAGTGAATATTACAGCCGGGATATGTCTGTTAAGACCAAAACCGCAAAGTATATGAAGATGCGCCGCGGTGAATATCAAAGTAAGATCTGCCCGTATGGATATTGTAAAGGTGACAATAACCGAATGGTCCCTGATCCAGAGACCTCCTGCGTTATTCAGATGATTTTTGAATATGCTGCGTCCGGTATGAACAGTGCGCAGATTGCCAGAGAACTTCATAGTCAGGCAATTCCTACACCGGGCGAATACAAGGCTCTCAAAGGCCAAAAGTATCACGATGTATCAAGGACAAATGGTGTATGGTCTAATTCAACCATTTTGAGACTGTTAGCAGACGAACGTTATATCGGCACTTATGTGATAGGAAAAAAGACTGTAACAGAAATCGGCGGAAACCGTATGCGGACAAAAGATGAAAGCGAATGGATCAAGATTCCAAATCATCACACCCCATTGGTTAGCAAAGAACTTTTCGAGAAAGCTAATGCTTCCATTAAGCGGTTTAAAATTCCAAAACGAAAACAGCATAGTTATCCCCTTCGAGGAAAGGTATTTTGCGGCTCCTGCAAACATGCTATGCACCGTTCCAATGAGACTATTTATCGCTGCAGGTTTTCCTATATGGATTCTTCACAGCCTTGCTATGGTATGACGATCCGGGAAAGCGAATTGGAATCCATAGTATATGAATTTCTTTGTAAACAGTTTGAAGTATCTTTGGGGATTGATGGGCCGAATGAATTAAAACCTGTTGATAAGGTTGCAGTGAGACGAGCTGAATTTGATAATCAGATCTTTGAGCTGCAGGAAGAAAAGCGTAAACTGTATGAGGCGCTTGTAATAAAGCAAATTGATGTTAACCTCTATAAAGAACAGAAAGCACTTATTGAACAGCGATTGCTTGAAGTACAGAATACAAAGGCTGTTGTAATGACACGACTGGAGGCTGAACAACAGGAAAAAGAACGTCAGCACCAGCAAAAAGATGTATTACAGTCTTTGGTTGAAAACAAAGGACTGACTTCTGAACTTGTTGATATGCTGATTGAAAAAATCTTTATTTACCCTAACAAGAGGGTTGAGATCGTGCTAAAAATAAAAAATGACCTGGCATAACAGCTCAGGGTATATTGATAAAGCCAGTTAGGAATTGCGGTTCTTAACTGGCTTTTAGAAGTTGAAAAAAATCTTCATATTTTTTTGTCGTGGACTTGACATAAGGGTGACTAAAATCGTGTATGCTTATATATAGGTTGGTCAGTTATTTTATTCAACATTTTTCTTGAGTAAAGGTGTGTAATTTATATAATTAAATAATGATATTGATACTTTTGACGGGATATTCAACAAAAGTAAGCTATGCAGACAACTTTCAAGATTATTTGCCAGTATGTTGGCTGATGAATATTATGTAAATGACATTAGCAACAAAGTGAGAGATACTATCGAAATTAATATTAAAAATTGTAAATATGTTGCTCATCGCGTTACGTTTGGCAAAATCATATGTATAATAAGCATTCGAAGATAAAAATTTTTATAATTTATTTGAAAAATACATATTAGGCAAAATAATCAAAGAGCATATGTTTATTAAAAATAATA